ACAATTTTTTCATAAAAATCATCTGGAATAACTTTACGTCCATTTTCAATATTAGATAAATAAGATAATGAAAGACCAAGATTATTAGCCATGTCGTATAGGCGTTCACCTTTTGTAATACGCATAATTTGAAGGTATTCAGATATATTTTTACATTTTGACATTTTACCAACTCCTAAAGTTTCGGCTTGAGACGGACGTAATTATTAGCAGTTTATTCTGTATTAGAATAAATTAAATCTATTACTTTTATGATAAAGCTAATTACCTTAAAAATAATATTTAAATAGATATTTTATTATATGTGTGGTTTGGCATGATTAACTTTCTTTTTTTAACTCATCATTTAATAAAAGAAAACGTATATCAATACATAATTGTGCAGAATCTAAGTAACTTATGTCATTAGAAGTATCACAAATAAAAAATATTAAATTATATTGATTTGTAGATAATTGTGTTTCTTTATCTAAAAAATCTCTAAGTATCTTAGAATTAAACTTATTAGATAGCAAAGATAACTGTTTTTCTTTAGATAAACTGAAAAACTTATCAACGTAGTGTTTTGCTTTACTTAAATCATCAATACCATTTTTATTTTTACATCTGTAAATATATTTAACAGCATTAGCTAGAAAAAAGTTTAACTCAGTATCAGCAAATAAATCCCATAATTGATATTTATCTGTTGTTTGATAATGAGTTCCTGCGACTTGATAGTTATTTGGTTCTTGGTTCATATATTATCTTTCTTCTTTTGGCGTTTCTTTTTTAACTAAATTATTAGCATTTTTTAACCAAACATCATTCTTAAATGAATAGATTATATCATCTTGTATTGCTTTAATCGTAGCATCAGATAATCCGTCTTTAATCATAAATTCTTCACAGATTTCATCGTTAGATTGATTAATGTTTTTAATAGTAATCAATATACCACTGCCCATATATTTATCTTTTGTTGTTTTTTTAATATTTGTATACGCTTGTACTAATCTATGTAATGAACCAGCTAAGGACTGTTCTAAATCTTTTTTGATATTTCTTTTAATAGGTTTTTTCATAATTAACTTTTTACTATTTCAAATCTATTTAATATATCTTTTAAAAACAAATCTTTATTAAAATCATACTCAGGTAATAAATATTCATCTCGTTTTTTACTATAATACTTATGGTCATCATCATTATTATCATTACCATAAGCTGCTTTTGTTTTTTTATTAAATGTGTTCCCATCTGTAGGAATATATAGATTATTTTTATTATTTTGATCTACATAAACAATAAAATTAACAGGAAATTCTCCATCTCCCCCCATATAACCTGTAATAAAACATAAATCATTATTAATGTACACACAATTATCTAATATTTCTTGCTCAGTAAGATTATCATCAACTATTAAAAATTGACCATATTCAGGTTCTTTATTAAGATTAGTTAAACCACTATTTTCACTATCTACATCTATTTTAATTGTATTTTTTTCTATAGCAATTTTTAAAACTATTTCTAATTTTTCTTCAAGAGATAAATTTTGAAATTCTATTTTATCTTCGTAAACAATATCTTCAAACTCTTCATCAGATAATTTTAAAATATTATTAAATAAATTTTCTAAAAACTCTTGTTTATTATTAAATTTTTTCATTTTTCTTTTCATAATTAATACTCAAAATCTGGAATATCTTGGTATACTGAATTATACCTAGTTTTTAATAATTTTTGTATTTGTCTAAATACAACTCTAATTTCTTCAATAGGCTTTAAATAATCATTCATTCCTATGTGATTAATGGTTGTTTCGGCAATAAGATGTACTTTTGGTTTAACAAGTTCCATAATTACACACTTCCTAATAACTCTGTTAATTTAATTTTAATTAATTCTTCTGGTACTTCTTCTTTTACTAAAGGTAAACTAGGTAATTTCTGCCATTCACCAAAATTATATCCTTGTGTGTTTACTTTAGAACTATCTTTCATTAGATAAGGTAACACATAAATTCCAGTATCTGTTTGAACCACAATAGCATAATTTGACATTGTTAAATTAAGTGCTTTAGTTTCTTTACTATTTTCTAGTAGACCTAATATTTTGTCTTGTAATGTACTAGTCATATATTTCTATAACCTTCCTTTATATTGTTCTTTACATTGATTATGTTTTATAATTTCATTATACATTTTTATTAATTCATTAAATTTTTCAATAGGTATAAACATTTCTATATAATTTGCTGCATTAGACTCTTTCAAATATACATTATTATTTTCAACACCTAATGTAAAATCTTCTATAACACCTTTAATGTCTTTATCGTTAAATTCTTTAATAATAATATCTGTAGGTTTTACAAAAATATAATTTATATTATTCATTTATTTTTACTCTTCATCATAAGTTGTTTGAAATTGGGAATCATCTTGTAAGATGTTTTCTAAATCTTCAACTGTTTCAATAGAGTCTTGGTATGTAAGTAACACACTTAAAACAATAGGTCTTTCTACATCATCATATTTTTCTAAAATTTCTTCATGTGTAATAATACTGCCAATGTATTTTTCTTTAGGGTCATAGTTTTTTTGCAATATTTGTATTAGTTCTTTGATTGTTTTCATATTATACCTTTTTTTTTAAAATATGTACTGTGTAATAAAACACAGTACAATTATTTAAAATGTGTTAAGCCAATTTTTTTAACTTATTACTTTGTTCTTTAGTAACTCTATCTAGTAAATCCTCTGGTAAAAATATTCCAGAAATTAAGAACCAAAATAGAAATGAATCTAGTAAACTAATAAGATTAAATTTTTAATATAGATAAGATTAGTGCTATTGCACTAATCCATGTAGATGTTTCAGTTATTCTTAACATAAACTGTCTAAATATATACTTTAAGCTATTCATTATTATGCTCTAAGTGCAAGCATATATTCTTGAATTGTATCATTAGCATATTTTAGTTCTGTTTCAAAAGACCATTCATTATTTGTTTTTTACAAGTGAACCAAACACTAAAGTTTTACCTGTTCCTGTTACTGGTTCAGTAGTTTTAGCAATAATACGTCCTGAAGCTACATCTTTAATTTGAATAAATTCACCTTCGACTTCATCAAAATTTTCACCTGAAAAAGATCCAAGTGTAAATGTAATTTTATTAACTTCAGTAGGTACTTTAGATAAATCAATTTCAATAAATTCATCAATTCCTTGTCCTTTGCCTGAACGATTATCAGGTCCTGCTACGATTGATCCATTAAGAGGATCTTTTCCTCCAAAATAAGCAATAGCTTTAGTATTAGTATGTGCAATAAGATCAAGATCAATATTTACATCATTTTTAAAATCCCAACCTGCTCCTACTTGTAATTTAGTAGCCAGTGGTTCATTTTTTGTTAGATTTAGTGGTTCATTTTTTGTTAAAATTAATATGTCAGACATATTTTTTCTTTATTGAATTGTTAAAGTGTTACTTAGTCTATAAGCAACACAAAAAATACACAATACTCTTTGTGTTGCTTACATTTTATTACCTAATTTATTCAAGCTCTAGTTCATAAAAAACATCTTGAAGCTGATTCATTAGCATTTCGGAAGTTGTATTAAAACCAATTTCTTTATTGATAAAATCTTCAAGATTGATTTTTTCTTTTTGTCCTAAGTTTTCTGAATAACCTTTTGATTTTATTCGTTTTTGTAATTTTATTTTTAAATTTTTAATTTTATTTTTAACTGTAGTAATTGTATTTTCTGAAACATTACTGAACATTACTTAACTCCATATAGTACATAATCTAAGATAGCTAAAGCATCAGCCTCATTATCATCTTTAGGATTGAATCCTTTTTCTTTAATAGCATCAATAACCATTTGTTTATTTGCGTTACCTTTACCTGTTATATGTTTTTTAATAGTTCCGACTGGAACTCCTTGATAAGGAATTTTATTATCTTCACAGAATATCTGTAAAGTAGCTAAAAATCCTCCATAGGTATGTGCAACAGCAGTTTGGTTATGAATACCATGTCTTACTACTTCTTCGTACCAAATTTCAGATATTGAACCAGTAGAATTAATATTTATTAACCATTTTTGAAAGTTATAAAATCTCATTCCTCCGCCAGTAAATCTAGTATCTTTAAATGATTGAGTACCAGATATTATTTGTGATTGAGATTTTATTGCATATCCCATTTGAGTACCAAGATCCAAGCATAGTATATTTTTATTTTGGTTCATTGTTAAATTTCTTTCTTTTTAATGCACATAAAATAAGAATGTTTTTCTTAATTGATTTTAAAAATTTAATACATTCTTTTTTAGCAACAATATCTTTTTCATCTTTATTTAAAAATTCCATTTGTTTATTTAGTTCTCTGCATAGTTCAAGTTCTGTTATGTTTACATAACTAAGTATAAGTTTTTTAGTTTCAGTTTTATTCATTGTAAGCTCAATAGTTTATATAAAAAAACCAGTAAATTAATACTGGTTCAATCTTAGGGAGGAAAATTATTCTAAATTTTCTCTAAGCAATAGTAGAGATGCTTCGATGTTATCTAGTAAAACTTGATAAAGTTTTTTATTATAACTTTTTAATACATCATTATTAACTAATAATCCTGCTTGACCTTTTTTACGATTTACTGCAAATTCTAAAACTGTATCAAATTCTTTTGTAGCTTCTTCATCAATTTTAGTTTCTTTTTTATTTACACCAAGTGCTTCTTCAATATATTGTTTAATCAAATCTTCAATATGTTTATTTTTATCTACTGACATATAGTAATTATCCTTTAAATTTAGACTCATTAAGTCCTTTGTTGTTGTTATAATGTCCTTCATAAGATTTTGTTAATTTATATAAAGGTTTTATCGGTATCACCTGTGCTATAGGTGAATTATTAAGAAGTTTGATAACTTTCCAACTATCATTTCTTAATTCTATTGTTAAGTAGTTATTAAATCCTGGATCAATAAATGTTGTTTGTGAAGCATCAACAAATAATCTAGCTACTGAACTCTTATTGAAAACCAATAACATAATATTATTAGGTACTTTAAAATACTCTACAGATCTAACTAGTCCAGTTTTAGCGTATATTCCTGTATATCTTGAACCAGTAAACATTAAAAACTTTAATAACTTATGCACCCAGTATCTTGGATCAAATACACTAGGATATAAATATACATCTTCATAGAGTGAAATATCATAAGATATTTCATTATCTCCTCCAGTTAAATTATTTTCATGTGTGTATTTTTCTTTATAATGGTAAGGAAATATTTTATTCCACAAATTTTTATAATTCATTATCAATACTCGTACATAAATAATATTCGTAAAGTTCATTAGTGTATTTATGAGATAATACTAAATATATAGAGTTTAGTAAAATTTTTAATTCTATAAAGTCTATTCTATAACTAGATAAGTCAGTCATTATAGTAAAATATTCACTATGTAGTTTTAAATTAACACTTTCTAAATCATTTTGTGTTATTAAATTTCTATATTTTTCTAAATATTTATCAAACTCTAACGTAGCATTTTTATTAAGATCTAAAATAATAAGTGGAGGAATTTCCTCATCAGTCATTTGTGATTTAAATTTTAACATTTAATTTACCTTATTTTCAAAATCTTTATGATTAATTAGTTTTTTTAATTCTTCAAACATTTGAGGAGTATCTTCAAATATTTTATTTAATAAAGCTCCTAAAGCATGATAGTATTCTGGAGATAATTCTTCTGGTGTTGATACGTAAAACTGGTTTTCATGTATAAATACAGCAATTACAGGTTCTGCCATAATGTGTTGTGGCTCATCGTTTGTATCTTGTGGTGTTTCATTATTATTCATATTTTCCTGCATTGTAACCTCTTCCAAAAATAGATTTTTTTAACATTTCTTCAATAGAAACTAAATTATTTAAGATAACATCTTTATCTTTAGTAGGTATATTTATATAATCTGATATAATTATGTTTTTTGAGTTTACCTGGTCAATAAGAAGAATTAGATTTGTAATATTTTCTTTTATATTTTTTAATAGAGTATCTCTATACTCGTTTAAAATGTTTGTCAAATTATTCATAGTTTTTACTTTCTATATTTATAGTTGTTCCGTAGTTTGGAATCAATCCTGATTTTCCTATTCTTAACCAAATTATATTATGATTGCAAGGAGGAATATAACCTACCTCTAAATCACTTAAAATTACGCTACAGATAGGTTTAGTTTTATTTATATCATCTATTACAGGTATAAGACAAGTTCCTCCTCTACCAATAATATTTAGTTGTTTATACTCAATAAACTCATCAATAGATACTCTGTTTGTAATTCTAGTATCAAACTGAATAATGTTTAAATTTTTAGGCTTTAATGTATCTTTAATACTCTTTAATTCAGTATTAAAAATAATTAACTCTGCTTTAGATATTGAAGCAGATGTGTCCATATAAAAAGATAGATCCAATAGACCTTCTTCTTTACTATATGTAGGAAGAATTAACTCATTATATCTTCTGTTTTGTCTTCTAAATGATCTTTTTGGTTCAATTAATGCAGATAAATAATTTTGTAGAATATATCTCCAATGTAATTTAGGTTTTGTAAATTTATTTAATAATTCTTCTATTTCAGGAATAGATTCATTCATATATGATTTAACTGATTCTATCTTACTAATTATTTCAGTTTTTGATGTAGAATCGTTTGGATCAGTATATTTAAGATCATTTCCTAAAATATTCTTACTTAGATTAGGAATCTGCTGACTATTTTGAATTAGATCGTCATAGATCTGTTCAGTTGTCCAACCTATATACTTTCTATCATGTAATGGCTTAATATTATCAAATTTTAATACAGAACCTCCGTAAATTAATATATTATTTATAGCAAAATCCCCTGCAATGTTAAATATTTCAGGGTCTCTATTACCTAATCTAATTGGGTGCAAAAAAGCTATATGATATAATTCATGGGCTAAAACAAAGAATTTATCATTTTCTGTTAAACTGTTATAGAAATCAATTCCCCAGTTAATAATTTTACCGTCTGTATTAGCTGTTTGTAAGTCTTTTTTAAAACAGACATCTGTGGAGCAAAGAATTGCTCCAAGAAATCCAAAATTCTTTGTAATAAAAAACTTTGTTTTTATTTTATTAAAATCAGCTTCTGGAATCATGATTGTAAATCTATATATAATTCTTTAATATTTTTAAATTTTGGTTCTTCAAGTCTTGTTATTAAAGAATTAAATTTACTTGCAATTTTCTTTAAGAATAGTGCTTTAAACTCACCAGGAAACTTATCAATAAAATAAGCCACATTATCAAGAGTATCTTCTGTAAGTTCTTCAATAATATGCTGAACAATAGCGTATTTTTTAGCAGATTCATTAGGTATTTCAATATATTCTTTATTGATTATTTGTTGTATCGTAGGTAAATCAAAAAATAAATTAGTAAAAGTAAAAAAGTCATACATAACTGATTCACCAACAGTACCTGAAATAAGATACTGATAGTTATTTAAATTAGGTAAATTTTTAATAATTTTACTTAACATAATCCACGTTCTTGGAGAGCTATAAGTCAAATCTTTTGAGTTAGGATCAAAATTTATTAACATATTTTTCTTATAATCAATAAAAGCAATAATTCTTTTATCAATTCCTATTGATTGAGCGTATTCTAACCATTCTTCTGGACTAACATCTAATTCAATATGAATTAATCGAGATTTCATAGGAGCAGACATTGGATTACTAAAAGCATTATCTTGTTGTCTATTGCCTGCACAAACAATATAACATTTATTATGAATATTTTTATTACCTATTTGACGATCCAAGATTAGTTTATATAGTCCTGCTTGCATTTCTTTTGATGCTTTATCGAACTCATCAATAAAAAGCAGGAATCCTTTAGTACCTTCTTCTATTGGATCTCCTTCAAGAGGAAATACATTAAAAGGTACATATTCTGATTTATTATCTTTTATTCTAGCAAATCCTGATAAATCCTCACATAACATTGTTGTTGGTCTAATATCAATTAATTTTAAGTTATGTTTAGTAGCAATTTCTCTTGCTAAATCTGATTTACCAATTCCTCCTGCACCTACAATGTAAGGAACTAACTTATTTTTTAATAAGTTAGGAATTACTTCTAATATTTCTTTTCTTTTAGCCATTAATCTACCTCTAATGTTGTAAAACTTGTTTTAAAAGTTTCTGAGTTTATTACCTCATGTTCTTCTTTTATTAGGATTTTAACGCAATCAATATATGCGTTTAAATCATGTTCTTTAATTTTTTTAAGTGCTTTTTTTCTAGCTTCTTTTAAAGATCTTGCTTTAACTTCAACTATTATTGATCCTAAACATATTAATTCTATTTCGTATTTCATAAATACCTATATTATTTTGTAAAATAAGTGTGAATCTATACAGTTTAATTGTGTAAACTTTTGTGAAACAACTTCGCAGTCAATAACATTTAATTCATATTTATTTAAAAATTTAAATAACTTTTCTTTTATTTTTTTAATTAAAGAACCTGTTATTACTTTTAAAGATAGTTGTTTAATAGTATTTTTATTTGGGTCAATAAATCTTTCATATCTGAAATCATACTGAAATTCTTTTATATTACCATTCTTATCTACTGCTGTTAAAACTATTTTGTTCATAGTATATTCCTTATAATTGATTAATAATAATAAAAAAAAAAAAAGTACATAAATTAATATGTACTTTGCGATTAAAAAGTTTTGTATTAAACCAAAAACCAAAAACAACAATAATTATAATTAACGATTAAAATCAAATTCTTGATGTTCTTCCCACCATTTTCTTATCTCTGGATCATCAATAATTGTTATTAATTTTTTTAGTAATTTACAGTTAATTCTTACTAGTAAATCATTTCTTGCTTTTAAATTTAATATCTCTTTGTTTAAATTAGTTGTTACACAATCACTATCTTCTTTGTTACTAGCGTAATATTGTCCTTACGCTTCAGAAGCACGACCTATGTTGTCTGAACAAGGCATAATATATTTCTTTCTTTTAAGTTGATATTTAGTTATAAAAAACTATTAAGATACTCCATAGTTAATTCTTTTGTTTCAAAAAATCTTTGTATTGTTGAACCATCAACAGAATAAATTTGTATTCCGTGTTGGTAAATAGAAGGATTGTTTATATAATCCAGTCTTGTAATACTTGATCTAAACAAGTAAACAGTATCTGGAGTATCTGTTGTTATCATTTTTCTATTTGAATCATAAAAAAATGTATCATCAGTATTATTTATAATTACAATTTTTGAACTCATCATATTTTTTTCTCTTAAGTTAATATTTAATTTTATGAAACCTGTCTGTAGGTAAATAAATAGCATTATTTAATAAAGGAATACCTTTAAAATAATTAATACCTTGGTTAATTTTTGATAAAACAGCGTTTAATCTATTTTTAGTAATTTTAGTTGTATATCCTTTAAAATCAATATAAAGAATTTTACTTTTTAAATCATGTTTAGTAATAAGATTTTCAAACAAAAATAAATAACTATAATCATCATTATGTTGTATTCTTGTATTAACAGATAATCTTTCTTTTTCTGTTGGATCATAGTTCCAAAACTTTTGTTTTACTAATTCATCAATTTTTCTCATATCTTTACCGTAATTTGTTTATAATTTCTTTTATTTTATCAATAACATAAAAAGAATCTACTTTATCAACATAAATTGGATCTTCATATTTATCTGGTGTATTATCTTTTATGTCATCAATTAACTGTAAAAGTTGTTCTTCAACTTCATCTATATCCATAATCTAACTTTCTTTTTAACTTAAACTGCCAACAAATCCCAATAATTTACTTGTTTTGGTTCATTTTTTGTTAAAGTAAGTTCATTACCTTCTTCATCAATAAATAACAAATTATTGTTATTGTTAGTCATTGATTTTAAATCTGTTGGTAAGAATACACACTCACAATCTTCAAGTGTGTCTTTATCTGTAAAATCAATGGATACTCGCTCTAGTAAAGGATTACCTTTCCACTGCTTATCAGCAGTAACTTCAGATAATATACCATTTTCCATTATTTTAAGATGTACACTATATTTAATTTTGTCTGAGTGTATAGGAGAGATGTTTAGCATCTCTAGTGCTTCATGAGGAGATTCGTTGTATCTATTCATTTCTTCAACTAATGCTTTTAACATATCGAAATTAAATTGTGAAAAGATTGATGTTAATTGTGTAATTGAATTAATATGTGCTTTATTTAATAAATTATCAGTACAGTATTGTTCAATAAATTCTTTTGATAAACCTCTATATTCTATATTATAGAATATTCTTCCAGGTCTGTTATTTAAATACTCATTCAGTGCGTATCTATTATTACAAGTTAAAATAAATAACTTTTTAGTAGGATATACACCATCTAATAATGTTAGTATTTGTTCTTGTTCTTTATGGTTATAAGTTTTTTCAAACTCATCAAACAATATAATTATAGGTTGTTCAATAGATTGCATAAAGTTATTAAATTCCTCACCACAATGAGGTTCATTAATAATTATTGTAGGTATATCTAGTTTTGCTAACTCTATTGACAAAAGTTTAGCTAATAATGTTTTACCAGATCCTTTTTCTCCAGTTAGCAGTAATCCTGTAGAGTTTTTTCTTAAAGAAAACGTATTAATAATACGTTCAATATGTTTATTTGTTTCTCCATATATTTTACCATCATGTGTAAAATTATCTACAGCTTCTAAATAATATTGCTGAGTTATTGTATTAAATTTTGCTGTATAATTACCAGTAGGTAATTTTTCATGCAAATCCATTGCATCTTTTGGTGTTACAGTAAATTTATTTCCTAATTTTAAAAAGTAAGACATTTTATTTTCCTTTAATTATGTTAATTGTAGTTACAAAGATATTTTACATTTTCACAAGTATTTACATTAAAAGCTATGTTTTTATTTTCTAAACATTCTTTTTTAGTTTTATAATAAGATGTGTGAACTACTAGTGGATTTTCAGTATTAAACTGTGTTAATCTGTAATACACTTTACTTTTACATCTTAAATAATTGTGGTCATTACAACCACACAAAACAAAAACAAAAAATAATATAAGTGTTTTTAATATTTTCATATTATTTTCCTTCAATAGGTAATGGAATTATATTTAAAATTATTGCGTTAATTGAACACTTATCATATTCGTCATAATGGTTTGTTAAAATTAATTTTTTAATACTTTCTAACTCATTTTCACCTTTAATTTGAGGACAATTAGTTTTAACAACCATATTAGCTATTCCTGTTGTATAAGAATCTAATATTCCATAATGATAAGTTATAAAATAGTTATATATTTTTGGTTCAGTCATTATAATAACACCTTACTATGTTAATTTATTATATTTATTTGGTATTTCTTCTATAGTATTTTAACTTATCTTACTAATTCTTTAATATTCATTTTTCACTCCTATATTCACTTGATGTATAACCTGATGTTGCAATTCTAAATTTATAACCAAATTTACAAAGTTTATTAATCATAGCATAATAATTTTTTTCAAAATTAGCTTTAGCTAGATTATCTAATCTTTGTTCTTCAAATCCAAAATCACTTGCCTCATCATAAATACATTTTTGCTTAATAACTATTCCGTCATTATTATATGTTGATTCAAAAGAAATTTCATACAGTGCTGTGCAAAGTCCTACATTTTTATCTTCCCATTTAACATTTAAAATATTTTTTAATTCACAAAAGATATTAGATATAGAATCTTCATAATCATATTCATCTTCTGGATCAATCTCGAACCAAACTGCTTTAATAGATTGTTTTTTATTATCTTTATCATAATATTCATTAGTGTAATTACAACCTGCTCCCATAATATCTTCCTTTTTTTTGTTTACATTATATGTAAAAATTTACTAATTAGTTTTGTAAATTTATATTTTGCATTTTTGTCTAAAATATTAAAACTACTTTGTACATTTATATCTATACAGGTATTGAAATAATTCCAATTATAAATAATTCATCAGAATTTGCTGAAATTAGTTTAGGTGTAATATTAAAAAATAATATTGTACTTAGCCCTAAAAAAATAATTTTAAAATACATTTTTCATATTTTAAACTCCGTATTTTATATTAAAAACAAAACCAAAAACAAACACATGAAAATCCACTTTCGTGTGCGTATCAGTACAAACACACACAGAAAAACCCAATTTCTTGTGTGTATTATAAATGTGCTATTTTTTTGACTATTATAGGAGCTGATACTATTATATAAATTACTGAAACTAACTTTGGTATGACTTCACTACTACTATTAGAAATAGTAATTGCTGTTATAATTACCATAATAGTCAATAATGCTAATTTTATTATATCTATCATATTATTTTCTTTCTACTATCTTGTTAATTTTTTTTTTAATCCAGACATATAATTACATATACCTGGATCTACGTATTAATTTTATTTTATATAAATATTAATTGTTCAGTAAATTGATCTATAATAGATTGTAAGTTTTTTGGATTTGTTTCATCAGAAGTCCAATCATCAAACCATATTGGTTTATTTTTAGCTTCCATATTATTATTTTCTGAAGGTATATACATTTTTAATTTATCTTTTAAATCAAAGTACACTATATAATAAAAATTAACTACACTATGTTTTGTCATGTGCAGTATCATAAATGTAAAAGTTTTATTATCTTTTTCAAAATAAAAAAAGTGTTCATCAAATTTAATATTATTTAGTATGTTTAATTCATTAAAAGATTTTTGACTTAAAAGAGTTTCTTGTAATGAACTCCCACAACCGTCACAATCATCTAATTCTTCAAATTTTTTTTATTTTTAAAACATTATAAAAATAAATATCTCCTGCATATTCATTTATTTCACAAGTAATGTCTGAATAATTAGATAAAATATCTTCTGGAGATTTCATATTATCTTTTATTTTTTCAATTTCATTGTTCCAGTGATTTTCTTGATCCCAATTTATTATAAGTTCATATAACTTTTTTATAAACTGTTCTTTATTAATTTTTGCGACTTTTATCATTTATTTTCCTTTTAAATTAAAAAACCCAAACACACAAAGATATGTGTGTTTGGATCTATTTATTAACTTAAAGCATATTCTGCATTAAGTATCTCATTTTCAATTTTATCAATCTTATGTATCTTAATTGTTTTATCTCCTGTTAATTGTTGAAATATATCTTGAAGTAAATTACTTTGTGTAATTTCATTCATCAGATTATTGTATTGTTGTCTAGTATCATTACCATAATTAGGTAAAGATCTAAAGTTATCATGAACTGTTAGCATCTGATAAGATCTAACTGGAAGTGTGTTAATAAGTTCAGCTAAAGGTAATGTATTTATATTTCCAATGTTACATTGGTCAATATAATCTATTATTCTTAAACTTAACATATTAGTTCTGAGATAATGATCCCATAATGTCATTAACATTTGATCTTTATCTCTATTATAAGATTGATTACCTGAATTATGATTAATTAACTCAGATATTGATATAATTTGATTTATATTATAATTAGTTCTCCGCTGTATTTCTCTAACTATGTAGGAGTCACAAGAATGTATAACGTTGGGACTTAAACTTCTGTAATTATCACTACATTTATTTAGTTCTTTAATTATCTCATACTTAGTATCTAAATAATTAAATCTAATTGTTTCTTTCTGTAAAACTGGAATAATTACATGAAAATTATCTGGCATGACATAATCATTAGATAATTTTTTGTTATTCCAAATAGATCCAATTAATTCATTTAATAACCAAGCTCCTGGAGTTCTATCATGTAAAACTTCATAGAATTTATTTAATAATTCTCCTTTACCAAACAATAATCTTGGCTGAGCTTCACTATTATAATATGCCGTCATTATACAATTTTTAACTTGTTCTCTAGTATATCTTTTACTTGGATCAATTTCTTCATATAATGTTGTATAAGCATCAACTCTATTTGATCCAATAAGACCACATACAGACATTGATTTTTTGCAACTTACTAATGATGCTAATAATTGTAAGCCCGATGAACACGAATCTAATGATATTAAATATCCTGATTTTTCTTTTTTTAAATACTTTTTATAAGCAAATACTCCTGCTTGATATAAATTAGTATTACTAGCTTCTTTAATTAAAGCTATATTATCTAGTTTTGGTTCATTTTCATTAAACCAATTAATTCTGTCTTCAAAATTAAGTTTCTCTAATTTTGATGAAAAGTTACTTGCAATATCAATTTTTAGATACTCCAATCCTGTGTATTGTGTAATCATATAAGCGTCCTTGTAATGATTATTGTTGAACCAAGCTAAATAATATAACTTGTAAAAGTAGTAATTGCTTACTACTAATAAAAGTTATATTATTTTAACCAATTGAGTATTTTAGATACTAATGTATCATTTTTTGGTACTTCTTGTTTAAACATGAAATTTAACAGCTCCTCTTCTGTAAATTCATTTTTCATATGATAGTACATAATTGTAATTAACACCTGTGCAGTGATATTTTGGCATTCTCTGTACACTGTTATTTCGATTCCTTGCTCTAATAACTCTTTTACTTTTTTAAGAGTAATTATTTTCTTTTGATAGAAATAATTTCTTTTAATTTTTTGTATAATCATATATTAACTCACAGTTATAAAATATTGGTTGATTATCAATAACTCTAATACATTGATTAGAATTATATTCTTGGTTCGATAAACACAAACCACAAACAAACAATAAACTTTTAATCATTATTTAATTCCTCTTGTTTAATATAAAATATCATAGTTACTGGCATCATAATCTCTATTATAACTTCTCCAGCAATTTCTACTGTAACTTGCACTACTGTAATCATAAGGAACTCTCTTTCGTTTAACCTGTAATTTATGAAATAAAGCCATATTACTGTCATTTACATATTTAGCTTTTTCTCCCTTAGTTATATAAAATCCGTCTTTATTCCACTCATCATAAGTTTTATAAAGATAATCTATAGGATCACCTTTAAATTCAGATGAAAATTTAATCATTGATTAACTCTCCTTGTTCTAATTCTATTAATGATTTTTGATATTCATTTCCCATAGGATTTAGAAAATACCCTCTGCAATATGTTCTACCTCTCTTGTCATATCCATGATTAAAATAAAACTTATTACCTATAATTAACATTGCGTTAATTACATCTTGTTCTTTTTTAGTAAACTCTTTTAAAGATTTATAAGTATCTTTATTAGTATCACTTGTTTTCCATTTATTTTTAGCTACAGATCTCATATCTATATTAATTTTTAATGGAATCTTATTAATTCTGTTAATGTGATCTAAACAGACATCTTTATCATGTCTATTTGCTGTTGATCCAAGAATAGTATTATTATTGTAAGTCAAGTATGGACTTTCCCAATTATTGTGAACTTCTTTTGGTTCAATTATATGTGGAAGTGGATACATTGCATTATTGATCCAATCTAGTTCTTCACTATCTGGTTCTAATTTTGAGTACACAATTCCTTCTAAATCTATATCAATTAAGTCTAATTTTGACATAGTTAGTATTAAGTCTGCACACTCCGATATACTTGAATCTTCTCTAAAAATCATACCTAAAATGGTAGTAATTTTACATGATTGAAATATCATCATTTGACTTAAAACAAACATTGCAGTATCTTTAAAATCTTCAATAGTATCAAGTACTTCTTTAATACTATCTATTTTTAAGATATTATTTTGTAATTTTTTATGTAACGTATTTTTATCAAACATCATTTCTAATTCTGATTGTGACTGTTTTGTTAACATTTTGTAACTATCCTTTTATTAAACATCAAAAAAACCAACCATAATAATTTATGATTGGTTATAATTTTATATAAGATTGATCCAGTAAAAGTAAATTGCTGGATCAGTAGTTTTATTCAGATACATAAAAACTTATGTATTTGTTTGGTAAATTCTCACAGTTATAATGTGGATTAGAATGATTGATAACTTTTACACATTCTCCTTGAGTAGTAATATGTACTTCAGGTAAACTCCAATAGTTTATAACTGAATAAGTTACAATAGATAATAATGATAACATAATTAGTAAATTTAATGTTAGTGATTTCATATTTTTAAGCCTTATAAATTTGAGTTTCTAGGTACTATTAATAATTTACATAGTATGACTATATAAATTTAATTTAAGCTCTATATGAGCATATTTATTAACTATCTATCAATAATTAATAAAAACCTAAGATTGCTCTTAGGTTATTTATAATTAACAAGGTAAATACAAATCATCAGTGATAAACATTGATAAAAATGTAAGTAACTTGATTCTTAAACTTTCAACAAAGTCACGATTAAAATCAGTGATTAAATGTTTACGAATTATATCAATTTTACCTTCACATTCTTTATAATTACCATAAGTGGTAATATTATTAATATCGTGAGATAAATCAATTAACTCTTTATTTAAGTTTGACATAGTGGAAATCCTTTAAGGTTAAGTTAATAAATTATTGAACCAATGAGATAACCCATTGATTCAATTATATTATTTAGATGACAATGCTTTTAATTGATTTAAAAATTCTAATTTCTTAGAACTTGGCTCAACTGCAACAGGTTCATCATTACTAGCTCTAAACAACTGGATTTCGATACAATTAAATAACATTTCTGGTATTAATGTACTATTTCCTTGGTTCAATGAATCCATTTGATCTTTTAAATACTCTACAAAAGTATTAGCAAAATCAATTTCTTCATTACCTGAAGTATTCTTAATTTCAGTGATATTATCAATACTAATAGTAATTCCACCAAATTTATAAAATACTTCAGAACCATCATCTTTAACAATGGTTTTACCTAAATTGAGGTAAAATTCATTCTTAACACTATTAGATTTATTACGAAGTGATGAAGTCATAATATTATCTTTAGTAAAATTACCTTTAATAGTAGCCATAATGTATTTCCTTATACAAATTGAGTAAGTTAATTCTTACCCACTTAAAACAAAAACAATTCGATGCAAAGCAGAGAATTGTATAACACTTAAAGCATTGTAAAATGTTGTTAATTGTAACGAGTAGTCATAAAAGAGACATAATCTTAAGGTAACGAACTATCTTAACGTGTAACGTGTGTATTTATTAATAATAAATAACCTAGCCTAAGATTTCTCTTAGACTAGGATTGAATATGTTATTTAGACTTGAGTATAGTCTCAAGTTTTGTAATTTCTGCTTCGAGAAATACTGGAACAGGTTTATTTTTACGAATGTAATAACTTTTTACAGCTATTTTAGCATCATAAAGAGCTTGATCTCCAAGTTTCTCAAGTTCTTCTCTAGTCTTGAGTAATGACTCAGAGATTTCTTTTGATTTAGATTCAATCATATCTTGAGTTCTTTTCTCTTCTAATGAGATAATAGACTCTGACCATGAATCTGCCATTGATGCTAATGCATCTGTTGCAGTGGTAGTTGAATTGAATACTGAAGTGACTGAGCTAGTTAAGGCTCTGATCATTGAAGGAATACCAAACATAATAATAACTCCATAAGTTATATCAATAGCTTAATTGCTATCTATTAAAACATACGTGTGAACTCTTATATGTTTGATAGGGGGGGTATAACTTATTTATGGTAAATATGTATATGGTATAAAAACACTGAAATCGTACATATCTATAAATATTTTATAACCAAAATATGAAATACATTAGGCTTAGACATCAAAATTAATAATTCTCAGTAAATTTTATGAGGTTTACTTGTAAATTTATATTTCTCATAAACAAAATAATATTATAAAAATGTATAATAAGTTTTATAACTGTAACAATTTCTTTATATATGAACTAAATATTATATATTACCGAGGAATTAAAATTGTCATATATAAAAATAATTTAACAGAAATAGTTTTACAATAATTTGCAATGATTAATAAATTGATTAGTGATTCTTCCACTGTTATCTAATACTTTTATTGTACCGCAGAATAAATAACCTTCTCTTATTTGGTTCAATTTACTGTATAGTTTTATTTCTTGGTTCTTATAGAAGAATGTGTATTTATTATCTGTTATTATATCAGATATGTTTAGCTTTATTGGTTCATTGACTGTTTCATACTTTAGTTCTGATAATTCAGGAATATATTGAAGATCTATTATAAAGTGGGAGATATTAATAAAATGTAATGAGTTATTGTATAGTTCTAAAACTTTTTCTTGCATATATTACCTAATTAGTTATTATATTAGTAAACTATGATGGATTATATATGATAAGTGAGAAAGAAGTAAAACTATTTCTTCCAGGTGAAATAAATTTAGTTATTACTCAAGAATTTATTGATGAATGTAATAGTATTCCACAGATTGAGCCAGAATTTGTTAGTGTTATAAAAGAGAACTTTATAACCTATACTTCTGTGTTAAAGAAAGGTAAGTTTAAGTTAGTTGACTATTTAATGGCAGTTAAGTATGTTAGTTTTCAGGCAATGGGAATGACTAATAGAGATAGTTATATTAGAACTTTTCCTAAGAGTTATACTGACTGGGTTAGTAGAAATTTATCTAAGGAGGATATTAGTTCTAGAATAACAGCTTATAATAGAGGTAAGTTAGTTAATTTGATTAAGGAACAGGCACATATTCCTATGTGGATATTAAATCAAGATGCTTACCAGAAAGCTATTAATTGTCAGTTAGATATTATGGCTAATAGTAAAAGTGATATAGCAAGATGTAATGCTAGTAATAGTTTATTGACTCATTTAAAGAAACCAGAGGGATTAGGGATTGATATTAATATTAATACAGAGGATAATACTGGTTTGAAAGCACTAAGAGAAAGTATGAAGAATTTAGCTGAAATGCAGATACAAAAAATTAAAGAGGGTGTATCTACAAAAGATATATCTGAACAGCCTATTATTGATATTACTCCGAGGAATGTATGATTTTCTTACGTGTTGGTTCAAATGATAATAAAGAAAGATGGTCTATTAAATGTTACTGTGGTTGTGGATCGTGGTATGTTGATACAGAATTTTTATTTCAGTGTCGTAATTGTAGTAATAGAGTTGAAATAGAAAAGATAAAATGGGAAAATAATTTATGAGTGTGTTAGAAAAAAAGTCTGTTGATCAGTGGTTAGATAGCGTTGATTATAATTATTTAAATCATGGTGGGTATATTCCATCACAATTTGCTTTAGAATTTGTTAATATGGTTAAGATGATTAATCTTAATACAAGCGGTGAAAGTAACAAAACTCCTGTGTTTCATTTAAAGATGTTAGATGAATTAGTTGGAGATACAGAAAATATTGCTAATCTGTGTTTTCGAGGAAGTGGGAAGACTTCTATTAATATGGAGTATCTTGTATTTTACATCGCAATATTTGGAGAGATTCCTGGTTTTGGTTCAATTAACGGAATGATTTATGTTTCAGATAGTATGGAAAATGGTGTTAAATCAGCAAGAAAGAATATAGAAACTAGGTATTATAACTCTGAGTGGCTCAAAGAATGGATACCTAAAGTTCATTTTACAGACTCTTATATTGAGTTTGAAAACAAGTTAGGTAACAAACTTGGTGTGAAAATGTATGGTGCAAAAACTGGTATTCGTGGTGTTAAAATATTTGGTAAAAGACCTGTATTAGCTATATTAGATGATTTAGTAAGTGATGATGATGCAAGATCAAAAGTATCTATGGAAGCAATTAAAGATACTGTTAATAAGGGAATTACTCATGCTTTAGATCCAACAAGAAGAAAGATTATTTTTAATGGTACTCCTTTTAATAAGACAGATGTGTTATATTCTGCTGTTGAAAGCGGAGCTTGGAAGGTAAATGTTTATCCAGTATGTGAAAGATTTCCTTGTAGTAAAGAAGATTTTGTTGGTGCATGGGAAGATAGATTTAGCTATGAGTTTATTTTAAATCAATATGAAAAATCCAAGTTACAAGGGTGTTTATCAGCTTTTAATCAAGAGTTAATGTTAAGAATTTCAAGTGAAGAAGAAAGATTGATCCAAGATAATGAAATTAACTGGTATGCTAGAAAGACTGTATTAGATAGTTTAAGTAATTTTAATATTTATATCACAACTGATGCTAGTTTTAGTGATAAGAATACAGCAGATAATGGTGTTATATCTGTATGGGCATTAAATAACAATGGAGATTATTTTTGGATTGACGGTATTTGTAAAAAGCAAATTATTTCAGGATTTATAGATGATTTATTTACTTTGGTTCAAAAATATAAACCACAGACTGTTGGTATTGAGATAAGTGGACAACAGGTAGCTTTAATAAGTTATTTACAGGCAGAAATGATTTCAAGAAATGTATTTTTTAATATAGCTAGAGATAAAGTTAATAACCAGTTAGGATTAAGACCTGTTAAATCTAAGTTTGAAAGATTTAATATGGTAGTTCCTTTATTTTCACAGGGTAAGTTTTATTTTCCTAAAGAAATGGAAAATACACAAATAATGAAGCAATTTACTGGAGAGTTAAAATTAGTTACATATAGCGGAATAAAAGGTAGTGATGATTGTCTTGACACAGTATCTATGTTAATGTATATGAATACTATAAAGCCTTCGGTAACTACTGAAATAACTAAAAAAAATGACAATGTTTACCATTTTTATGAACCAGTAGAAGAAAATAGAGCAATAAATTCTTATTTAGTGGATTAATATGATACTTCTTTCAGATTTTATAAAAAATTTAGTATTAACTTCACTAAGTAAAACTAATTTAGCTGTTTATACAGGAGATATAAATAGTTCTCCAATCTATACACATATAGATAAGATTATTCATTATATTAATTTAAGTTTGACGCATTTACATACTAAGTTTTTATTATTACAGAAACAATGTTTAATTGAGGTAGTTGTTCCTCATACTGAATATGTATTAGATTATATGTACGCAGATAGTAATGTTAATTCAACAGCTCCTCATAGATATATAAAAGATTCTAGATATAATCCTTATTATCCTCATTTAATTAAGATACTTTTCTGTACAGATCAAGATGGGAATAATAACACCTTAAATGACAATAATGATTCTAACTCTGTGCATATAATGAGTTATAACACATTACAAGTTTCACATAGTGGAGTTAGTAATGTTTTATCAGGTAGTTCTAACTATATTAACGTAGTTTACCAAGCTAACCATGTTCCACTAACTTCATTAAATCTTAATACACAAAATATTAATATTGCTCCATTTTTAGAAGAATGTTTGAAGTTATATATTAGTTATCTTTATTTTAGTGACGAATTAGGACAAAAAAATATACAAAAATCTCAAGAAGCATATAATAATTATATTATAAAAATTAATGAGCTTATTTCTAGTAGTATGGTTCAAGACTATACTTATACAAATTTAAAATTAGAACAAAAAGGGTATGTATAATGGTTATGATGGACGTAACAATGGTTACAAAAATATTAAAAACAGTTATATCAAAAGATTTTAACTCTTTGTCTATTACAAAATGCACTGATGTTATTATTGATGGGGCTACTTATAAAGGAACTCCAACACAAACTACTATTAATAAAAGAGTTAGAAATGAGTCTAATGAGTTAACCACAAATACTAATTTTAATACAGAAGTTGATGCCTATACAGGTGTTACTAATTTTATTACAACACGTTTACCAGTATAGGAATTAAATATGCAATACCCAGATTTATTAAATGAACTTTCTTATGATTTAGCAGATGGTGTGGATCAAACTTTAACCAGTAACGGTAAAATCTATATTAGAGCTAATACAAATCAAGTCGTAGTAACTTTTAAACATCAACAAGATACTAACTCAACTTACGCTACAATAGGTACAGTTCCTGCAAATACTGGACAAGTTCTTGATTCGGTTTTTCCTACTAAACACGGTAAAATTAAAGTTACAGGTGGTACAGCTTTTATGGTAGTGTTTAAAGATTAGTTATAAACGTAGTTTAATAAATATTAAGAAAGATAAGTTAATGGTATACAAATGTAATGATGTCTTAGTAGATAGAACTTTTGGTGAGGCGTACTATGCTTAAGTCTATATTATCACCAATTCTTAAGAACACTCTAAGGTCTACACTGGGTATTGACCAAAATACTGGTTTATTATTTGATACGTTTACAAATACTAATGGAACTCTAATAACTAACCATGTAGGAGAGAGTACCTATAACTGGGTTGCTCAATCTGGTATTACAATAACAAATCATGCACAAATATTTAATAATCGTGTTTATCCTTTAGCATCGAATAACCTTTATAGACTTAATTACACAATGCCTGTTGCTGATTATGAAGTTGAGGGAATATTTCAAGTATTAACTAATACAGGTAATGCAGGCGTAAGTGCAAGATGTTCAAGTACTGCAAATACTTTTTATCTTTGGAGATATAATGGTGGTACTGCATGGCAATTATTCAAATTTGTTAATGGCACTGCAACTGCTTTAGGATCACCGTTTACAATAAGTCACACAGCAGGTGAAGAAATTACAGCTAAAATTGTATGCAATGGTACAACAATTGAGGGGTGGATTAATGGTGTTCAACAAGCTACTGCTGTTGATTCAAGTATAGTAAATGCAGGCAGTGCAGGCTTTAGATATGGTTTCTCTGAAACAACTATGACAGGTTTACATTTGAATAAATTAACGGTAAGGAATTTATGATGTTAGAGTTATTAAATCTTGAAAACATTGTCAGTATTGGAACTGCAGTTGTAACGATTGCATCTAGTATAACGGCTTTAACAAATACACCAAAAGATGATGGTGTTGTTAAAAAACTATATAAAATTATCGAAGTTTTAGCTATTGTAAATAATAAGGTTAAACAAAAATGACAACACAAATATTAATATACAATACTGCTCTTAAAGAGTATAAAACTGCTGAGATTGTTGGAGGAATCCATAATCCAAGAATTATTGAATATCATAGTTCTACAACACTTAAAGCAAATAATGATGAAACAGCTTGGTGTTCTTCATTTGTAAATTGGTGCTGTAAGCAAGTAAATGTTAAAGGCACTGGATCTGCTTTAGCTCGTTCATGGCTTAAATGGGGTAAAAAAGTTGATGAACCTTACTTAGGGTGTATTGTTATTTTAAAACGTGGTAATAATCCTACACAAGGTCATGTTGGATTTTATGCAGGCAAAGAGAGCGGTAATAATATTTTGGTTTATGGGGGTAATCAAAAAAATAAAGTATGTTATCTTTGGTTAAAAAAAGAAAATGTGATTGGTTACAGAGAGATAGGAGATACCCTTGAATGAGTATGTTGTTCAAATACAAGAAACTTTATCAGATGCTTATGTATACTTTACTGTACATTACTATTACTATATTGGAGTGTTAATTCGTATGTGTTTTTCTCCGCTTAATTTTAGACAACTTATTAGATATTTTTTTGCAAGTTTACTTTTAGTACAAGCAACCAAATACCTACTAGAACTTAATGGAAGTCCTGTAGTTATCACAATGTTTATTTGTATGGTTCTCGGATTTATAGGACACACTGGATTACAATATGCTATTGATGAAGCTATTCCACAAATATTAAAAGTATTTACTGAAAAAAGTATTGAAATGTTAAAAGCAGTGGCTGATAAAATTATTGATAAAGTGAAGAATAAATAAATTATTAGTTAAATTTAAATAGGTATGCTATATAAGAATATAAAATGGAGAGTATAAATGGTTCATACAAATATTGGTGGTAATGGTCAAAACGACATTCTTACTAATAACACTTTTAGCGAGTCGTACCACACAGTACGGACTGTTTATAATAACTTGTCTGACTTAGAAACAGTTGTAGATAATATTACAGAAATTAATAGTATCCTTAGTAATATTACTAATATTAATGTTGTTGGGAATAATATAACAAATGTTAATGCTGTAGGTAATAACATTAATAATTTAAACACTGTTAAAGACAATCTCACAAACATTAATACTGTAAGTACAAATATTACAGATGTTAATACAGTAAATGATAATATTACTGATTTATTATTAATTAAAAATAATTTAACAGATATTAACACTATATCTGATAATATAAGTAACGTTAATAATGTAGGCGGTAATATTAATACGTTATTATCTAATATGGGTGCAATTAATCTGGTAAATAGTAATTTAAACACAATTCAAGGAATTGCTGATGTTATAAATGAGCTTAATGGTAGATACATTAACAATATCACTACTTTGCGTGCAACAGAACCAACATATAGTAATCAGTTTGTTTACTTAATAGGGCATACAACCTCAGGAATTGGGGGAGGACTGTTTTATTATGACATTACTGACACAACTTCACTTGATAATAATGGCACTGTTGTTGTAACGAATTTAGGTAAGCGGTGGAAAAGGATTTTAGAAAATAATGAAACAACTGTAGAACATTTTGGTATACCTAAAGATAAAAATTCTACCATGACTCTTTATAATTTAATTTTAACAGGACATAAGTTTAAAGTACCAAAAGTACTATATACTTTAGCAGGCGTTGCGTCTCAATGGGCTTCAAAAAATAAATTTCCTATTTGTTTTATGGGAGATAGCACAACAGATGGTAGGGTTTCTACTACTAACGGTGTAACTGCAGTTCCAAACTCAGCGTATAATGAATATCGTCTTGTTAATGGCGCAGTACCTGATAATATTGTATATGATCATGATGAGTTAGAAGTTCCTAATGCGTACACATCAATTCTTCAAAGAATGGCAAGAAATTTTTACGATAGTACTACTTTAAGAGTATATAATGCAGGATATAGAGGTAAAGCATTACAAGATGGTTGGGCTTCTACTAATATACATAACGCTATATTTGGTAATACAGCGTATGCTGATGTGAAAATGGTTATTCTAAACTTTGGAATTAATGATGCAGGATATGCTAGTGTAGAAACTTTACGTTCTCGTGTATATAACCACACTAAAGCTATTATATTAGATTGCTACTATAGAGGTATTCAGCCTGTGTTAATGGGAACAAATACAACAGCTGTTCCAACAGAAGCTGGTTCAGGACATAATAAAGAACAAGTAATAATCGTAGATCAAGTAAAGAAACATTTGGCTCAAGAATTTGGTATAGATTTTATTGACATGAACAATGAGTTTATGAAATTTCTTACAAATAGTACATTTCCTTATTCGACAGATTTTTTATTACCTGATAATTACCATGGAAATGATATTTATCACATGAAACAAGCTGAAATTGTTTTTTGTAAATATATTGCAAAAGATTTAATAGTTATGTTGGATAAAGGTGATAAATTTGTAGATGTTTCGATGCCTATGAAAAAATCTAATATACTAGAGTCTCAAATGAGTACAGCCACATATACAAGAGGACAAAATCAACTTCGCAGAAATATTGTTATAAGTCCTGCAGAACACGATAGTTATGAAAATACATCTGTAATAGAGTTTTGGGTATGGAATGAATGTCCTAAAATGTCTTTTATATATTCAGGAGTTACACAACCAAATGTGAATACAGCTTTAATCACAGATGTTACTAAATTACCTCAGTTAAGGGCGATATCTCAACCATTCACAGCATTAGATTATAGTTTAAAAAATATCTACAGCGGTGTTCTACCTTCTTTTGTAGGAACAAATACTGTTATAAGAACTGATACAAACTACTTTATAGGAAATTTGGATTATGGGTTAAATATTATTTCAGTAAATATTCCACAAGGAGCTTCTGCTCACAGAGTAGCTACAAATTTTTTAACAAGTGTAGGCATGTACGTTGGTTCATTTGAATTTATAGAAAATCATGCAAACAGTGTTCCTAAAATTGCATTAAATACTGATAATGGTGTTTCTCAAACTGTAGGACATATTAAAAATGCTTTAGAAAAGACAGGACCATTATTCGCATTTTCTCAAGCTCCGTCAGCAACAAACTATTTTAAAGTGATTTCAAAAGAAGATATAAAAGGTTCAAATACTTATGGTTTACGAAGAATAGGTGATTCTGTAGAAATGCTTGTTTCATTTAATACTTCAGTTGATGGTTGGGGAGTTATATTATCAACAACTAAAGTAGACAATTCATCTACAAACGCAGGCACAGGATTTAATAAATACTCCGATATTATGGCAGGAAATAGTCTTGTTGCTTTTTTAAATTCAGGTACTTTAAGAATAGCAAGCGTTACTACTGCTGGTTCTGTATCATCAGCAGGTTCTATCGATACAGGTATTACTTCTTCGACAATTTCTAACAAAGTGATAACTTTTAAATTCACTTTAACATCTCTTACCGAAATGACATGGGAAATTCTTTCAGAAACAGGTAGTAGTCTCGCTAATGGAACTCTCTCTTCAACTTTGGTGAGTGATTACGCATCAGGATTTGTAGGAGGAATCTTTAATAACAGGTCTATTTCAACAACAGGTAATTTAAAGATAGATGTGTTTCAGATAAGAGAAGTATATGTGTAATGGATTTATAAGATTTCATAATAATGCAGTGATTAAAAAAGGTTAAATATAGCAATGGAACTGGAAACACTTAGTAAATTAACTGATTGGAAAAATGAACCAACAATTCAAGATCTTAAGTCTGATTTTGACGGTGCATCTATTCATCAACAAAAGTATATTACTAAAATTAAAGAATGGGAAAATTCTAAAAACTTAGAAGGTGATTATAAACCTAAAAAAGTTCCAGGAAAATCTTCTCTTCAGCCTAAAGTAATTAGAAAACAAAATGAATGGAGGTATCCTTCATTAAGTGAACCATTTTTATCTATTGATAATATGTTTAAATGTAAACCTGTTACTTTTGAAGATGTTAAGTCTGCTAGAAAAAATGAACTTATCTTAAATCATCAATTTAATAATGTTATAGATAAAGTAGATTTTATTGACGAATACGTTAGAAGAAACGTAGATCAAGGACTATGTATTATTAAACCTTATTGGATCAGAATAACTGAACAAGTTAATAAAGTTATTCCAGTATATCAATATAGAGAGCCAAACAGTCAAGAAGAGTTAGATAGATTACAACAATTAATAGAACTAAGTAACTCTAATCCTAATGAGTTTATGAATTTACCTGATGAGTTACAAGAATCAGTTAAATATTACTTAGAAACACAAGTTCCTGTTATTGCAGAGCAATACGGAGAAGAAACTGTTAAAGAAGAACTTATTATAGAAAATAAACCTGCAATAGATATTATATCTCCTTATAATTTTTATATAGATCCAACTTGTAAAGGTAAATATGAAAATGCTAACTTTATTGTTATAACCTTTGAATCTTCTAAAGCAGATTTATTAAAAACAGGTTTATATAGTAACTTAGATCAAATAGATTTTAATAGTTCTAACGTTAATGTAGATTTATATCATGAACAAGGGTATGACACACATACTTTTAACTTTAAAGATGAAAGCAGAAAAAGAGTTGTTGTTTATGAATACTGGGGTAAATATGATATTAACGGTGACGGTAAATTAGTATCTATTGTTGCTTCTTGGATCAATAATACGTTAATTCGTATGGAATTAAGTCCTATGCCTACAGGACAGTTACCATTTGTCATTAGTAAATATAATCCGATTATGGATAGTGTATTTGGAGATAGTGATGCAGAGTTACTGTTAGATAATCAAAAAACTATTGGTGCTATTACGAGAGCTAATATTGATTTAATTGCTAAGTCTGCTAACTCACAGCAAGGATTTGCTACAGGATTCTTTGATGCTGTTAATAAACGTAGATTTATGAATGGTGAAGACTATGAATTTAATGGTAATATGTTACCTAACAATGCTATATTTATGCATCAAAGCCCTGAAGTTAGTCAAACTTCTCTTGTTTTATTGGATCAACAATCAAAAGAAGCTGAACAATTAACAGGAGTTATTACTAATACAGACAGTAATCAGTTAGGTGCTACAGCAGGAGGAATTAGATCTGTATTAGCTAGTACAGACTTGAGAAAAGCCAGTATTCTTAGAAGAATGATTAGTGGTATTATTAAATTAGCTAAGCAAGTGGCATTATTAAATAATGAATTTCTTTCTGAAGAAGAAGAAATTAGAATTACAAATGAAAAGTTTGAAAAAATTCGTAGAGAAGATTTAAAAGGTAATTTTGATGTAAGTACACATATATCTTCACCTGAAGAGAACCAGAAGAAAGTACAAGATCTTACTTTTGTGTTACAGACAGCTAGTTCAGTATTAGGTCCTGAATTAACAGTTATGATGCTTGCAGATATAGCATATTTACTAGGTATGCCTGAGTTAGAAAATAAGTTTAAAACTTATTCTCCCCCTCCTCCATCTCCAGAAGAACAAGCACTAAAACAATTAGAGATTCGTAAAATGGAAGCAGAAGTAGCTAAAATAGAGAGTGAAGTAGCAATGAACCAAGCTAAAGCTCAAGAGATTATGGCTAAAGCTAATCAAATTAATTTAGATGTAGAAGAAACTGTTACTGGTGTTAAAGATCAAAAAGAAGTTGCTAGACAGCAAGCACAAGCTAAAGGTAATCAAGATTTAGAAATTACCAAAGCAATAGTTAAAGGAGAAACCGATCCTACAAATATAGAAGCAGGAATTGGATTTAATAAAATGAATGAAGCAGGACTAATATGACACATGATTTAGAAAAAGATTTAGAAATTAATAAACATAAGTTAAGTGTTGTAGAAAGTTTACAAAGACTTTCTTATAACACTGACTATAAGAATGTATTTAATAATTATGTGTTTAATTCACTATTACTTAGTTATAACAGAGATTTAGCTAATTTTAATCTCACAAATGAGCAAAGAAACACGATAATATTAAAATTAACTGCTATTTCTACTTTACAACAAGAATTAGAGAGCTTATTATCTAATAAAGAAACTTTAGTACAACTTATTAAAGATACTAACGACACAATTAATAAAGAGAGATATTACCATGATTGATGAAACTAATACAGAATATAGTGATGAAGATAAATTGTTAGATGAGCTTGCTTCATTAAGTGATGAAGATTTTGAAAAAAAATATGAAGAAATGCAATTAGCTTTATTAGATCAAAATAGATCTGAACAGATTGAAGAAGTAACAACAACTAATGAAATTAGTGAAGAAAATACAAATAAAGAAGAACCAAAAGAAGAAATAAATAGTGATGATACTACAGATATTCAAATTAGTGATGTTGATTCTAAATCTATTGAAGAAACTCAAGAAATAGAAGATAGTTCTCAAGAAAAAACATTAGAAGAGAAATATACTGAGTTAGAGAATAAATATAAAGATTTAATGAAACCATTTAAAGCAAATGGTACAACAATAGAGATTAAAGATCCAAATGAGTTAATTAGTTTGGCTCAAAAAGGAATTAATTATACTCAAAAGATGCAAAAGTTAAATCCTCATCTTAAAATTGTAGAGTCATTGAAGAAAGCTAATATATTAGACGAAAATATTATAAATACATTAATTGATATTAATAATGGAGATAAAGACGCAATATCCGCTCATTTAAAGAAATTAAATATCAATGTGTTTAATGATATTGACGTAGAAAAAGAAACTACATATCAACCTAAAAATCATATTATATCTGATACTGTTTATAATAGCGAACAGTTAATTAAAGATATTAGTGATGATCAGGAATATGGAAAACCTTTTCTTAATAATATAACTGATTGGGATCAACAATCTCAAATAAAATTATCTAATAATAGTCTAGACTTACAACAACTATATGAACACAAGAAATCAGGATTGTTCGATATAGTTAATGCTGAAGCAACTAGACAAAAAGTATTAGGAAACTTTACAGGTATAAGTATGCTTGATACATACGCAACTGTAGGGAAACAAATGCAAGAACAAGGGTTATTAAACAATCCTAAACTTGCACCAAAAGAAAATAAAATTATTGATATTAAGCCTGCTTTGAACAAGGTAAATACACCATTCAAACAAGAAAGTAACAATAAAATAAAAAGTTTATCTCCTGTTAAAGCAGTAAATACTCAAGTAACTGGCGAACCAGACTTAGACGCACTTGCTAAACTAGATGATAATGCTTTCTTAGAATTATGTAAAAAATACAACATTAAATAATTTAAAAGGAAATTATATATGGTTAGTCCAGTAACAGCACCACAAAAGTATAACACTAATCCGTCTGCTCCAATGCAGACATTCATGCGTAGGCGTAAATCCATTATTGAAATGGCTGATGAGCAGTTTTATACTCCTCTTGCTAAATTAGAGAATATGCCTAAACATTACGGTAAAACAATTAAAGTGTATGAATACGTACCTTTGATTGATGCACGAAATCTAAATAACCAAGGTATTGATGCTACTGGCACTCCTTATGATGATGGTAATATTTATGGTGGCTCTAAAGATATTGGAGTTATTACAACTAAGTTTCCTGCTATTACTGAAGATGGTGGACGAGTCAACAGAGTTGGTTTTACTCGTGTTGAACGTCAAGCTAGTTTATCTCAAATGGGCTTCTTCTTTGAATATACAGAAGATTTGTATAACTTTGATGATGATGAAATGCTTGAATCACATATTGAGCGTGAAGCTCTTAAAGGTGCAATGAGTTTATCAGAAAAAAGATTACAAGTTGATCTTATTAATGGTGCAGGAACTGTATATTACTCAGGAACTGCTTCATCTAATGCAACTATGACTGGTGAAGCCTCAGCTACTGTTAAATCTATTGTAGATTATGACGATTTTAAAAGATTATCTATCAGATTAGATACTAATAAAACACCTCGTGATACAAAAATGATTAAAGGAAGTAATCTTACTGATACTAAAACTATTCCTAATTCAAGATTTGCATATATTCACCCTGATTTAAGCAATCATCTTGAAAATCTTCAAGATTATCATGGTCGTCCTGCCTTAATTCCTGTACAACACTATGCTGATAAAACCAATATTCGTAACGGAGAGCTTGGATCTATTGGTAATTTCCGTATTATTGTTGATCCAGAAGCAGTTGTGTGGGAATCAGTAGGTGTTACTGTTGGTTCAAACGGCGGCAACGCAGGCTATAAGTCAACAACTAAATCTTCAGTAAACAAATATGATGTTTACCCTATTTTAGTTATTGGTTCAGAATCATTTACTACTATTGGATTTGGTTCAAGTGGAAAAGAACAAAAGTTTAAAATTCATTCTATTAAACCTGGTTCTCCTGCCTCACTTGCTTCAGATCCTTTTGGTAAAAAAGGTATGCAATCAATTCAGTGGTGGTATTCTACATTGATTTTACGTCCTGAACGGATTGCAATGATTAGAACACTTGCTCCGCTCTAAATTTTAAACTAGAATAAGTGTACTAGAAATAGTACACTTATTTCATAAAATATTAATCAATAAGGAATTACTATGTCATTACAGACAACAACAGACACAAAAGTTACTACTCCTTCTGCTGATGAAGTAGAAATTAAAATACTAAGACAATATCTTGACGCATTAGGGGTTCAGTATAAAAAATCACATGGGTTAGAAACTTTAAAAGAATTATTTGCAGACAACACTATAAAAGTGTCAGAAGTTAAAACAAAAAATGAAGATATCCAAGAAGCAGTAAAAAAAGCGTTAAAGTTAGTAAGATGTATTGTTACATCTAATTTGGCACAAGATACGAATAAATATGGAGATATCTTTTCTGTAGAAAATAAATTTTTTTCTGTAATGCGTTGTGTTCCTTTTCAATCACCAACTCATGTTGAATCATCTTTACTAGAATTTATTAAAGAAAAGCAGATAATTAACAGTAAAGTTGAGAAAGGACTCGCAGGACGAGATATTATTATTGAACAAAAAGGACAAATGTATAATATTCAAGTTCTTCCTCCACTTACTGAAGAAGAGTTTAATGATCTTAGGACAATGCAGTTAAAAGATCCTGAATTTTTAAATAAAGACGGTGAATAACAATGAGTAGTACATTAAATAATGATATATTAATACAAAGTGATTTAAATTATGATGCTTTAAAAGATACCGTATCAATACCTAGTGTTGATTTATCTTTATTTCCTGTACCTAATTTTACTTCTAATCCTGTACCAATTCCTACAACAGTTACTAATACGTTATTAACTGATAAAAATGTTGATGGTACAGGCTGTTTTGACAACTTAATGACTTCTATATCAAAACACTTAACTAATGAATTTGAAGAAGGTAGAATTGAACAAGATAAATTTGGAGATATATATTCTCAAAATATGATCCAAGCAATGAGTATTGCTAGTCAGTTTGTGTTAAATACAGTAACAACAAATTATCAAAATCAATTATTAAAAAAACAATTAGAACAACAAGAAATTAATAATGTAACTGCTAAAGTTCAATTAGAAATAACTAAATTAAACGCTAGTAGAGCTAGATATGAAGCACTAACTGCTAATACTAATTATGCTATATCTAAACAACAATTAGCTAATAGTAATGCAGATTATTTACTTAAAATTAAACAATTAACTTTAAGTGATAAGGATATTGAATTAAAGACACAACAAATAAGATTAGCTACTGAACAAGTAGATACTGAAGTTTTAAACCAAACTACTATTACTAAAAATAATTTAATGTTAGATAAGAATTTGCTAAAACTAGACGAAGAGATTAATTTACTACAAACACAGGATTTAATACAAGTACAACAAGTAGAACTTGCTAAACAGCAAGTTGACACTGAAAGAGCTAAAACTAAAAATACTACCTCTACTGGTTCAACAATTACTGGTGTATTAGGTAAAGAAAAAGATTTAAAAGATGCACAAATAGTTTTATATGAGCGTCAACAAGATGCTTATGATATAGACGGTAAATCTAAAATAGTTATGATGTATAAAGATGTTTATGCTATTAATAAAACTGCTGATGCAGGCACAACTGTGCCGAGTTCGTTAAGTGATAGTAATATTAATGCAGTATTTACGGCAATGAGAAATGCAGTAGGTATTTAATAATTAAGGGTAGTTATAATGGGTTTATTTGGTTCAACAAAGACAATTATAACTGTCGCTTCTACTGTTTATAATATGTCTGGAGATTACAATGCTGATGACAAATATTTTAAAGCTATTGTGATTTCAGGTATTTTACAAAATATTTCTGTTGCTGATACTATTATAGGAAATTTATATAACTGTCCTAAATCAAGATTTACTAAGTTTTTTAATTACGCTTTAAATAATAACTATAAAGGTAATTTAATTACAAAAATTAATAACCGTAAAAAAGTAGATATAGATGTTATTATAGATTACTTAAATCCAGATTTGGGTACATATGTTGTTATAGAAAAAGCATTTATTGACTATGGAGATATAACTTACTGGGCTAATAAACATATATTATTAAATTATCCTAATTTAGTATTAACAGATTGGGTAGCTGAATTAGCTCCTTTAAATCAGATATTAATCACTTATGAAGATACGTCTACTGAACTAATCAATCTTCCTACTAATTATTTATACTCTAACGAGTATTTAATTGCTTATGTAAAATACTATAACGAGTCTTATAATGAACCAGAAGAAGAAGGAGCAATAATTGAAGTTGATTTTGAAGATTTACCTGATACTTCTGATTACACTACGATAGATAACGATATAACTAATAACTCTGAAAGTTTAACAGAAACTACGACTGTATTAAGAGAATATAGTAATACTACTCCTTCATCTACAACAACTTCATCTACATCTAGTACAGAAGTATTTACTTCTCATATTAAAACTAAAGAAAAGACAACATATCTTGGTATTATCTCTGGAGAAATAAGACATAATTTAAAAGAAACTTATATAGAGTATTTAAATTACAATATAATTGAATCTACTGATGTTGATATAGAAGTAATTAATCATGGGTCATACACAGAAACAATAACAACCACTGTTGTTACAGAAATCTTTGAACCAGTATATACATATCAAATTAACTCACAGATTACTGTATTATCTGAGTTAATAAATGAAGATATGTTGATTTATAAACTTGGTTCAGGAATTACAATATTAGATGCTTTACAAAGCACAAGTACAGACATTACAGAAGATTTATATCCTATTATTCCTTTAAGAATTTATAATACTTCTGTAAAAGATATTCCTGATTGGTATAACGAAGCTAAACAAGCATATTCAGTAGTAATGGATAAAAACTTTGATAAATTACTAGATAATATCGAAGATAACTCTTCTATTGGAGATATTGACTACGCATATATCCACTTTGGATTTCCGTTAAATACAGAAAGTAAAGATGAAAAGTTATACATATATGAGTTTTTTAAAAATTTAATTAATTATCAAGAAAGCACAAGAGAAGAATACTTAGATTGGTTAAATGAGATTTATGCAAATAAAGTCTTTATAGATGATTATGTAGAGTGGTTTACAGCACAATCAAACCCTTCTGATCCTTTGTTTGGTTCAAGTCCACCATTATTAAATGGAACTTTAGGAAGTAAAGTTGTAAAACCTTCTGAATCCGTATTAGAGTTTAGAACTAATAACTTAGATATTGAAGATATTACTACTGATAACTTTGATATAAGAATTTCTTGGAGTAACATACAAGAAGATATTTACACTGGTCTGGGTAAAATCGGAGCTACTAAAGGAGATATTTGGTTTAGCACGACTCCTCCTCCTGAAAATATTGACTTTACTACTTTACATGCAAGTTCTGTCGAAACATTCACAGAAATAGTAAGACTAGGGTTATTTATTTATGATCCAGTAAATATGTTAAAAGACGGTCATATTTACTTGTATCACCAAATAGAAAACTTCTCTTATAAGGTTTTATCAATAGCAGGGCTAGCACATAGAAATTATATATACAGAAGTTATTATAATGTAGGTATTACAGGCAAAGAAGCTATTGAAGATACCGAACCAAGTGGTTTTATTATACCATTAAGTAAGTACGTTTTAAATCAAGTGTCTTGGGTCGTAGGTAATGAAATATGTATAAGAGCAGGGAATTTAATATTTAACTCATGGCAATCAAGAAAAACAAGATGGTATCCAGGTTCAGTATTTAAAGTACTTGTTATTGTTATTTCAATAATTATAGCTGTTATTGTAACTATTGTTACTGGTGGAGCAGGATCAGGACCAGTAGGAGGACTTTCAGCAAGTATTGTCGCCGCTTTAGGAGTTGCAGGAACTACAGCGTTAATCTTAACAGCAATATTAACAGTAGCTATTAATATGGTTATAGGAATGATTATTTCTGCTATATTAACGAGAATATTTACACCTATTATTGGAGCAAGATATGCAAAATTAGTATCAGCAGTTGCTACAATGATTATTATGGGAGGAATAAACACAGGTTTTGATGCAACTGCAATGGAAGGATTACTTTTAAGAGCAGATAGTTTAATATTACTAGGTTTATCTGTTACTAATACAGTTATTGAAGAGGTAGACAATGTTCAAGAACTTTCTAGTGAAGTTAAAGCATTAGAAGATAGAAATAAAAAACAAGAAAAACTTATTAGAGAGAACAATGAATTATTAGGGATAGATAGAGCAGATGATTTAATTAATAAGGTATTAGAGCAACTTACATTAGAAGAAACCCCTGGTGAGTTCTTATCTAGGACATTAATGAGAAGTGATGACATTATACGCTTATCTATGGACGCAATAAATAGATTTACAGAGATAGTTTTGTAATGTATATATTAATAATAAATATTGGAGATAAATTATGGATTTTATGAGTTGGTTTGATAGTTTTTTGAGTAGTAACCCTAACTCAACTAATTATAATTTTGGTGGTTCAGGTCCTACAGGTAATTTATCTTTAAATGGTTTTATACCAAACAGTAATCAAGGAAGTACTATACAAACCTACAACACTGGTTTATCAGGTATTCCTAATGTAAATACAGGAGCTTCTAATTCTTGGTTTTCAGGTTCTGGTGTGTTCAGTGGAGATAAAGGTGGAGGTTTAGAAGGTCTTGGAGGTATTGGAGGTATTGCTGATATTCTTGCAGGATTAGGTAATGCTTGGAATGGATTTCAACAACAAAAATTAGCTAAAAAAGATTTAAACTTTCAAAAAGATGCTTTTAACAGAACTTTTGCTAATAATAATAAAGTTTATAATCAAAATATGGAAGATGTCTTAAGAGCAAGATCAGCTCAAACAGGACAAAATTATGATAAAGTTATAGCAGAAAGAAGATTATAATATGGCAACATTTCCTACGTATAAAAATGTAACTGCTCCAGATTTATCTAATTTAATTACTTTACAATCTCAAGGAACTCGTAATGCTTTTAATAGTTTAGCTGATATTGGTAATACTATTCAAAATATTCAACAAAAGAATATAGATAGAGATAATAGAAATTTATTAGCTCAAGGAATGTTAGCTAAACTAAATCAAGATACAAATGCAGTAAAAAATGTATTTGATCAGGCAGTAAATGATCCAAAAGTTCCTGTTAATTTATTAACAACTTTAGGTAATAATGTTCAAAAAAATATTGATAATGATAGGCTTATTAACGAACAAAAGTTAGCACGTCAATTAACTCAAGGTCCTAATGCATATGACAACATTGTTTTGGATAAGTATTTATCAGAGAATAATTTACCAGTTCCTAAAAATCTTTTTGAAAACTATCTTAATGAAAGTACTGAAATAAGTAATGCTCTGGCAAATTATCAGGATCAAAGAAAAGTTAGTCAAGCAACTGATACTAATGATCCTGAGGAATCTCAAAGAAATCTTAATTCATTAGATGTGCGTGGCTTTAATACTCCTAATATAATTAAATTGTTTGGTAAAAAACAGGAAGAAGTAGATGAAAAAGTACGAACACAAAATACAAAGTTAAAAACTACTGAGTTAGATTCTAATAAAGATGCGTACTTTAACAGTAACTCTCCTGTATTTAAACCTCTAGTACTTAATTCTGGGAATGAACAAGATGCTATAGGTCAAATAACAACTGATTTTAAAGAAAGAGAAAATAAAGCAGTAGCGGAAATAAATAACGCTGATATTTCTCTTGTAGATAGACAAAAACGTCTTATGGATTTAAAAGAAACAAGTGCTAAATATAGAAAAGAACAGCTTACAGATTATGTTAGTAAAGGTATTATCGATCCGACAAATACTAAAAATTTAGATTTATTTAAAGGAGTTTTCAGTTCTGATGAAATACCAAATTTAGTTAATGGGTATAATACAAAGAACTTTGATTTTAATCAAAACGTTAAGTCAAGTGATCCTGCGTATGCTCCATTAGCTATCGCTAAAAGTGCTATAGATAAATATAAAGTATTTGAGGAAAAAGGTAAAAGTAGTTTTAACTCTGTATTAGGAGAAGCATTAAAAAATAAAACAGCTTTTGAAACTGGTACTGAAGGTGGAGCAATTGAAGTTTTTAGAAGTAAGTGGATAGGACTTATTGGAAAAGACGAGATTATTGATACCATTGAAAATATAAGAGATGAGTTAGGAGAAAATAACAGAGATTTGTTAAACACACCTGAAATTTTATCTATTATGGATAGACTGGTAGAATCACAATATTCAGTTCTACCAGGTGAAGCAAGGGTTAGGCTTAGTGATTGGTTTACGTCAAATAACACACTTAAAAACGGCTTAGCAAACATCACACCTGAAAAAAAAGTAAAAGTTGCTTCAGAATATGAAACTAAACAATTAACAAATGTTACTATACAAAAGAAAACACAACTTTTACAAAATTTACGAAAACAATACTTAGATCCAACTAATCCTATCAACAAAGAAGTTATTTTAAATAGAATAAGAGAAGTAAGCGATACATTAAATGAAATACTTTTAACATATAACAGTAGAAAAGAATTATCAGTAAATGAGATAGGAAATAACTAATAATGGTTGATAATAATAATAATTTAATTAAAAAAGTTCTTAGTGAAAAAGAAATTTCAGAAAAAGTTGCATTAAATAGAAAAGCAAATGTTTCTTTAGATACTGATGTTCCTAATGACTTATACGATCCTAAAGTTTTTTTTGAACAAACAGGGCTTAATCTTACTGATGTTTTAGGAGGAAATCCTAAAGTAGAACGTGATTATAATAATCCTAGAAGTTCATTAGAATTTGCGGAAGATTCTACTAACCTTGTTGGACAAACACTTGCTAATATGTTTTTAGGTACATTAAATTTTGGTACAAAAACACTGTATGATCCAAAAGGAACTCTTGAAAATGTAGTAACAGGAGCATATAATTTACTGCCAGGAAAAGAGGTTAATTTACCAGAATCTTCAATTCCTAACTTAGGTTTAAAGATTTTAGATCCTAACTATGAATTACCTACTTTTTTAAATAATGCTAAAGAAAAAGTTAATAATTTTTTTGATAGTAATTACTCTAGTAAGACAGGTGCTAGAAAAGCTATAACAGAAGATATTCTTAATCAAAGACTGATTTATAATAATGATCAGTACCAAAAAGATATAGAATCAGGAACTAACCCTACGTATGCGAAAATATCTCTGAAAGGTAAAAATTTGATAGCTGGAGCTAAATATATGATAGAAGATCCAGATAATTTAATTGATACAGCAATATCAGGAGTTTCTTCTATAGTAGGTGCTAATATTTTAGTTAAAGGTGCTAATAAACTTGCACAAAAAACAACTCAAACTGTTGCTGATAAACTTAAAAATACTACGATTGCGTCAGCAATAACAGAAGCTGGACTTACTGGAGAAGAAATACAAAGAGAGATATTAAACACATTTGATTTCTCTAACTCAAAAAGATTTAAAGAATTATTAGAAAATAATAAAACTCCTGAACAAGCAAAAAAGATATTAGCTAGTGAAGTGTCAGTATTATCTGCATTCACAAATATTCCAATCAACCTAGTCATACAAAAGTTTAGTAAAAACGTTGATGCTCTTTTACCTCAAAAATATTTAGTAGATATGACTAAAGAAGGTATTGAAGAAGCAGTACAAAATACTCTAAATCAATTTACAAAAAACACAGCTATACAAAAAAATGTAAATCCAGACGTTAATTTATTTAGTAATTTAGATGTAAGTGCTGGACAGGGATTAGCAGGAGGTGTTGTAACAGCAGGTGGATTAGGACTTCCTAGTGCAACTGGTAGAGCTTTTGAGTCAGCAGCTACAGCACAAGCAAACCTTAGTGATGCTAGAGATCCTAATGGAGAAAAAGCAACTAATAATGCTATTAACTCTTTAAATACTTTAGCTACTACATCTGTTGAACCAACACAAAATAAGACTTATACTGGTAGTGAATTTTCTAAATCCTTGTTTGGTAGTGAAGGTGGTAAACCTGACTCAGATAATAACTTAAAAGGGTATTCTCGTGGTATTGGATCAATACAGTTTATTGCTAATAGATTACAAGCATTAAAACCTAAGTTAAATGGTTTAGTAACTGATGATGATTTTATTAAAGTTAAAGAAGAAAATGGTAAAGACGGTTATCGTTATACAGATCAATTTATTAAAAGATTTAAAAATAATGAAGATGGAATACAAGATTTAGCTAATGAAGTTCAGTATAAAACATTAGATGAAGAAACTAAACCTTATGAAAAATATATAGGTCAAACTATTCAAGGAGTTAAAGTAACTAAGTCTGGATTAATGGCTTCTGCACATTTAGGTGGAGTTGGAGGATTAAAAAACTTTTTAACTGGTAAAAGTAATGCTAAAGATGCTAATAATACATCTATTGCAGAATATATGCAAAAACATGGTAATAAAGATATATATAACGGTAGTTCTTTACAGACTATTATAAATCCACAAACTAATGAAGTTAGCGGAGATATAACTACATCTAATGAACCAATAGCTCAATCTACAAAACAAACTGAAAAAACTGTATTAACTCCTGTAGAAAAACAACAAAATGTGCTACAAGTTACATCAAAAGAAGATAAAGATGATCAATTTATTGTTAATTTACCTGAAAAAATAAAAACTACAGTTAATTCTTCACAGAGTAAACCAGAAGTAGTTAAAAAGTTAGTTACAGACATTAAATCTAATGTTTACACAGATGTAAAAGAATCTAACTCTGCTAAATTATTAGCAGTATCAGAATATGATAATTTAGTTAATTATGTTGCAGAAGCAGAAGATAATGAAACTACTAATGCAATTAAAACTGTTATAGCAAATACATCTAAAGATATTAAAACAATACGAGAATCTATTGAATTTCCAGATGATTTTTCATTAAATCATGCAGATTTTGATACAACATTTAAATTTGCTAAAGTTAGTCCAAGTAAAGTAAGTATTAACTATCTTAATAAACTATTTGATGGTTCAAACGAATCTAATGAGTTTTTAGGAACAATGAAAACTAAAAAAGTTGAAACATTAAAAAATTTACATGAACAAAATACAATTATTAACGATAACTTATTAATTCCAAGTAAAGGTACTGATCCAAAAAATACTGCTAGAGTTTCTCAAGAAATAAGAGATACTGGATTTAATGACGATCAGTTTGTTAAAAAGTCTTTAAATAAACATTTAAATGATTTTAATATTATTAATTCTGGCGGTGTAGTTTTAAATGAACAAAATCAACCAATTAATTTTGAAGAAACAGTACAAGGAATACAAAACTTTGCACAACACATGAAAGGTAAAGCAGAAGCTATAATTGAATCAGGACAAAAGTATTTAAAATATAAAGAACAAAACCCTAATCAAGAACCAACAGATGATGAAATGAGAGTAAAATATCCTGTTTGGACAGGAAAAGAGTGGTACAGTGCAGAAGAAACAAAAAATAAAGGTATTTTTCATAAACAAGGTAAAAGTAAAGACTTTTTAGAAGGTTTAGTAAACAATACAATGGTGTTTTCTGATGCTTATAGAACAATTAGAACATACAATTCTATAGCTAAAAAATATAATAAAACTAATAAAGAAAATCAATTAGAATACATAACATTACCTGATGCACCTAAAGATATTAAAAATTATTCTAACAAATTAAATAAATCATTTTCTGAACAACAAAAAGATGAAGTAAATTACTATTCTGGTTCAGACAGCAATATCCGTAAAACTCAAAAATTCATTGATCCAACACTTAAAAAAGAATCTGGAGAGAAAGATACTAAAAAAGAAACTAAGCCTGTAGAAGCTAAAAAAACAAGTGTTAAAAAAGATTCTAAACCTAAAGATACTGAACCAACAAAACAAAAAGAAGTTGTTGAAGATGTTATTGATGAAAGTAGTTCTGTCCCTACTACAAAAGAAGATTTAACAGATAAATCTGATCTAGAAAAAGAAGTTACTGTTCCTGATGTAGTTGACTCTAATGTTAATGATGTTAAGCAAGAAACAAAATTAGTAGCTAAAGTAGATGAAGATACTACTAAATTAGATACTAATTTTGATGTTTTAAATCCTAGTTTTAAAAGAAAAATTACATATAAAGATGTAGTTTATGAAAGTATTTATGACATTTATAGAACTTATTTATTAGGAAATGGTAAATTTAATAAAAAATACTATGGTTTAGAATCTAACACAAAAGAAATTAATAAAAAATTTAAAGATTCAAATAAAAAAATTGATGCTAAAGATCCTAATTTATCTGAAAAAAATAAAGAATTATTATCTCGTAGATCAGATATTTTATTTAA